AACGTGATGGTGGACACAGTAGTTCTATAATGCGACCACATGATATGGATGCCAGTGAAGAAGTTAACCGTGCTGTTAAAGGTTATAAAAAAGGTATTCCGAATCAAAGCGAATGGAACGGTGAAGTTATTGTAGATACACCTTTCTACTATATGCTAAATCTTCAAGAATTTTTACAGAAGTATGCTGGTAAGAAATCCAAAGAACTTGTAAATGCTCCAAAATATGTAAGAATAAAAGGTCCAGACTACGGCGAAATTAAAAAAGATCTACTACAAGCAAAATTAAAAACGTATCGTGATGTAGGTTGGTATTTGAGCAATCCAACAATGAACTTCTTAAACTGGTGGGCAGAAAAAGAGAAACAAAAAAATAATGGATGAACTAGAGTACATAAAGAAACTTGCAGGTGTAAACGAATTCAAAGGTTACACAGAGTATACTCTTGAGAACATTAGCGATGCAGCCGCAGAGAATCGCAAAAAAGAAAAAGAACAAAATATTAAACCAGGTGATCCTAAATGGTTTGAACTGTGGTTCAGTCAGCCTAAAATGCAAGGTAGAGGCTTTAGGGGAAGAAAATGAAAATAGTAGAGTTACTAGATGAAAATTAATGAAGTTATAATGCGTGAAGGTTACGAATTGCGCCTCGAGCGAGATAAACGTGCTAATATGTTAGTTCTACACGTTAAGGATACTCGTACAGGTAGACGTTCAGAAGTACGAGGAAAACTAGGATACGAAACAGACGGTTATGATCCTAATGACAAACTACATCAATTGCTAGACAAAGTAGGACGTAGTGCTAGTGTAAGCGATATGATGAATGGCGATGTTGTACATATTAATCCTAGACATCCGCAAGGTCCTAGTGCTAAAAAAGCAGCCAGTGCGATTACATCAGAAAAAATACAAGAAGCATTTGATAATCCTTACCCTATAACATGGGAATATTTAAATCCAACAGGTGCCTCAAGTGGTATTGTGAAACTTGACGATGGTAGTGCGTTAGACATTCATTTTAGTGAAGAACCTGCTGGCGTTTATGAGATAGAATTTGCAAGAGATGGTTCAAATAAACAAATGGGACGCTCTGGTCAAGGTGATGAGTTTAGAGTTTTTGCAACAGTACAAGCCGCTATGTTAAAATGGTGGAAGCAATTGGACAAAACTAGTGCCAGAAAAATAACTTTCTATGCAAATAAACAAGACGGTAATAGAGCAAGACTTTATAAAAGATTTTTAAAGATGTGGGGCGACAAGTCTGGATGGGAAATTGAAGTTAATGCCAAATCCGGACTTGCAGCGTATTCTTTAACCAACCCAAACCCTAATAAACCTAAAAATGGTAAAAAAACATTTATACAAAGAGTTTTTGGAAAAAAAGAAACTAATGTACAAGAAGCATTTGATAATCCTTACCCTATAAAATGGCTAAGTTTAAGACCAGACTCCTCCTCAAGTGCTAAAGCAAAACTTGATGATGGTAGTGAGTTGGAAATACACTTTGCTGATGATGACGCTGGGTATTATGACATAGAATTTCTAAGGTCTGGTTCAATGAAAGTCTCTGGCGAAGGTGATGAGTTTAGAGTTTTTGCAACCGTGCAAGCCGCTATATTAGAATGGTGGAAACAAACAGATAAAAAGTATGTAAGAGCAATATCCTTTAGTGCAGACAAAGGAGATAACAATAGGTCTAAACTTTATAAAAGATTTGCGGAGATGTGGGCGAAAAAAATTAAATGGCAGTTTAAAAGTAATGATAGTAGAAGAGATGTTGAGTTTTCTCTAATTAGACCTAAAGCGGTAGAAGAAAACTTTGCAGACGGTAAAGTAAAAGGCAAAAGCAGACCTGGTAGAGTAAAGAAGTCAGGTGCTAGTTGTAGCGGAAGCGTTACATCCCTGCGTAAGAAGGCCAAAGCAGGTGGCGAAAAAGGGAGGATGTACCATTGGTGCGCAAACATGAAATCAGGACGGAAGAAGAAGTAGCATTTTATTGTAAAATGAGTAAATTTCACGAGGCAAATAGAACCTCGACTAACCAACGTAATGAGTTTTGGCGAAAACATTCGCAGCGTATACTCGACCCCGAAACAAGTTTTAATATGGGAAAATTTTAATATGAAGATAAGAGATATTATAAAAGAAACAGTTTCTGGCAATCTTGCAATTGGCATGAATGGCAGTGGATTTGTTAGTGGCGGAATTGGTACTGAGCCTATTAGGCGTAATCCAAAGCCTAAAAAGAAATCTAAAGCAAAGAAGAATAAGGCATAAATACACTATAACGTATTACGGAGTAACTCATGAGAGATAAAGAGATTAATGAAGGTTTAGGCGATTTAGCACATGCTGCTGAAAAAGACCACGAAGTACAGATGGCTCGTGCTGAACTATACAAATTAGCAAAGTATGCTATCAAACTACACGACATCCTAAAAGGTGTTAGTGAAGCAGAAGGCTTAGAAGGTTGGGTACAATCTAAAATTACTAAATCAGCTGAAATGGTCGGTAGCGTATATCATCATATGGATTACAAAGAATCAGACGGAGACGAAATGTCTGCTGATGCACTAGACAACATGAAAGAATCTAAGGACACACATTGTTCAGACGGTTGTTGCGGTGCTGATGTAAAAGCAGAAGATTGTACTTGTAAACCAAGTTGTAGTCACTGTAACTGTAATTCAGTAAACGAAACATTATCACCAGAAGATAAAAAGCTTGTAGATAAAATGTACAACAAAGACGGTACACTAACTGCTATTGGCAAGAAGGTAATGGACCATGGCAAGAAAGATAAAAAGCCAGCGGTCAAAGAAGCCAAAAAGAAAATGGTAAAAGATCCTAAGACAGGAAAAATGGTACCAGACTATGCAGCAGATGGCAAAGGCAAAAACGATCTAAAAAAAGAATCACTACAAAAAAGACTAGCAGCTAAATTAGCTGAGTCAAAGTGTTGTTCAGATTGTGGTAACCCAAGTTATAAAAGTGTTTCAGAAGAAAAGAAAAAAGGTAGTCACGGTAAAGTGTGCTGGAAAGGCTATCGCAGAGGAAAAGGCAATAGTTGTCATAGGGTAAAAGGCGACGGTTAATGGACTGGAATAAACTACAACACACTCTCTTTGAAATTGAACCAACCGATCCACGTGAGGACCTAGCGAAACTTAAAGGTGACGCAGGAACAGCAGTAGCAGCCGAGGCTACTGTGAACTATTTAGAAGAGAGTGTGTCTGTAGCAGAAGGAAGTATGCCAGTAGGTGTTGATAGTATTGCTGACTTTGCTGCACTAGCTGGTATACGTTTAGATGAACGTGCTGCGCAAAAAGACGGCGATTATGCTAGAGGAGATAGACCTACTCCCAAAAAAGGATCAGGTGCAAAACGTTCTCCAGACGAAGGTAAACTAGTAGGCGAAGACAATGCATTCCAAAGAGGATGGAAAGCTGGCGAGAAAAGTCCTGACGCAGCAAGATCAGCTATTTCAAAAGCATTTACAGGTAACGGCAGTGGTAAACCGGCTCCAGCACCAGTGAAACAGAAAAAAGATAAAGCAAAGAGCAATACTTATATGCCAAGTGACAGAGCATATAGCGAATTCTTAAAACAACATACTCAAGCATTAAAGCAAATTGCTGCTGATCCAAGAAAGAAAAAAGCGTTTGATCAGTTTATGTCTAAAATAGGTGAAGCACAAGAAACACCAAAACCAAGAGATCCAAGTTCCAAGAACTTAGATGCTTTACGAAAGTCAGGCGCGGGCGGCGCACACATGAATAAAGCAAAGCGTGATTCAAACCCACGTAAAATGAAACATAAGGGCAAGGCGTTTGCAGAAGAAAGTATTAAAGAAATGCTACTACGCAAACTAAACGAAAAGAATGGAAACACTTAGGGCATCATTAGAAGATTGGATATACAATTTTTTAAGTAAACAACATCCTACCTTTAACAATCTACCACCTTGTCCGTATGCAAAGCGAGCATGGGCCGAGGGGAATGTATTGGTTAAAGAAATAAAAGATCCTGTAGACTATAATTTAACAGTAGAATTAAGTAACTATGCGTATCAATGGCCTGAAAAGGATGTTGTAATATTTGCATTTAATCCTACTAAAATATCTGCATATGAACTTACAGAATTAGTAGAAAATGTACAGCGAAAAGTTCTAAATAACTGGGGTCTTGTTGCGCTTGAAGATCATCCAGACGAGGCTGAAGAAATTGATACTGTTGTGTTAAACAACGGCGAGCACGGACTTGTTCTACTACAAGAGCGTTCTAAACTTGAAGAAGCACGTAAGCATCTTGACTCACTAGGATACTATAAGTACTGGCCTGAAGATTATAAAAAAGATGTGCAAAGTAGATGACTTGCTGGGTTAATTTACAAAAAACAAAATACAAAACTATAGACTTTAAATTACTAGACGATTCTCATTTTACCGAATGTGAAGAACTATATAAAGGATATATTCAGTACAAAGATTTTGATAGTATCTATCCTATATACAGAGAAGACTGGACAAGAGGCACAGTATTTGGGTATTACGACAACGATGAACTAGCAGCATGGAGTTGCTATTATGTTTATCCAAGTAAAAAGATTGTACATGCTGATCAATTTGCGTGGAACTATAAAAATCCTAAACTTAAATTAGGTTATAAAAGTTTACGTAGTGAATGTGCATATTTTAGAGAGCAAGGATTTAATTATCTTATATTAGGTGATATGTATAGTTACAAACAAGAAATGCAAGGATTTGAAATAATTACATACGAATCCAAAGGCGCATTTGAGTCATAAATAATCCTTGACATTTTAATTTATTTCGTATATACTATGTTATATAAGGAGTATTTCTATGAGCGATCGTACTTACGGACAAGAAGAAAAAGCAAAACTTGAACGCCTAGTTAAAGAAGGTGTAACTGTCTTGCAAGAAATCGAAGATTTAAACGCAGGTCTTAAAGATACTGTTAAAGCAGTAGCAGAAGAACTAAACGTAAAGCCTTCACTAATTAATAAAGCAATTAAAGTTGCAATGAAACGTGATTGGGATAAGCATCAAGACGAGTTTGAAGACTTAGAAACTATTGTTGCTACTGTCGGCGTTGACAAGTGATAAAAAGAATAATAGACTTTTTTAAAGAAAGTTATCAGCTGTCGCCTTTGGCGTTCTATAGTGAACTTGCCGAGGCTGCTCTATTTATGTCTGCAAGTACTATTGCTGCATGGACTGCTAGTGATCCTGCTTCAGGCATCATGTGGTATGCGCCCATGTTTTTAGCAGGCGGCATATTAGGAGTAATAAGTACAGTTATACGCAGAGCAGGATTTGCTATTTTGCTAACAGTCTGGGCAGTTCTTGCTTGGGGCTGGGCAACGTTGCAAGTTATCATTGTATAGAGTCGTCCTCTTAAGGACAGGTAGAAGGTTAGTTGGCCAAAAACAACAGGAGAATATATGAGTTACGTAGACGCATTGTTTGACCGTGATCACGACATAATTCGTGTAGTTGAACGCAAAGACGGTAAAAGAGAATACCGCGAATATCAAGCAAAATATACATTTTATTATAAAGATCCAAAAGGCAAGTACAAGAGCGTGTACGGTGATCCGCTTACTAGGGTTGTATGTAAAAATACTAAAGACTTCCGCAAAGAAGTTGCTATTAATAGAGACAAAGACTTATTTGAAAGTGATATCAATCCAATATTTCAATCGTTATCTGAAAACTATCTTAATCAAGATGCACCTAAACTTAATATTGCGTTTTTCGATATCGAAACTGACTTTGATCCAGAGCGTGGGTTTGCTGATCCTGCTGATCCTTTCATGCCAATTACTTCCATAAGTGTATACTTACAGTGGATGGAAACAATGATATGCTTGGCAGTGCCGCCAAAGACACTTACAATGGACGAAGCACACAAGACATTAGAAGGTATTGATAATGTAATGCTGTTTGAAAAAGAAAGTGAGATGATTGACACTTTCTTAACACTAATCGAAGATGCTGACATTTTAAGCGGTTGGAATAGCGAAGGTTATGATATTCCTTATACTGTAAATCGAACAAGCCGTGTATTGAGCAAGGATGACACGAGACGATTTTGTTTATGGGGACAGTTGCCTAAGAAACGCGACTACGAAAAGTATGGTAAAGCTGCTGTTACATTTGACCTAGTTGGCCGTGTACATTTAGATAGCTTAGAACTATATCGCAAATACACATACGAAGAGCGTCATAGTTATAGACTAGATGCTATTGGCGAAATTGAAGTAGGTGAAAATAAAGTACCATACGAAGGTACATTAGACCAACTATACAATAACGACTTCCGTAAGTTTATTGAATATAATATTCAAGATACTGCATTACTTGACAAACTAGATAAGAAGTTACGTTTTATTGATCTAAGTAACGAACTAGCACATGCAAATACTGTTATGCTACAAACTACTATGGGCGCAGTTGCAGTTACTGAGCAGGCAATCGTTAACGAAGCACATCATAGAGGTTTGCAAGTTCCTAATCGTGCAAAGCGAGACGAACAAGTAAGCACACAAGCAGCAGGTGCATATGTTGCGTTTCCAAAAAAAGGATTACACAAGTGGATCGGTTCAATGGATTTGAACTCACTATATCCAAGTGTTATTCGTGCGCTTAATATGGCGCCGGAAACTATCATAGGACAAATACGTCCTGACATATCCGATGCTCGAGTAACTGAGGATATGGGTCTAAAGAAAAAATCATTTGCAGGTAGTTGGGAAGGACGCTTTAGTACAGAAGAGTACGAAGCAGTTATGAATCAACGCAAAGATATTCCTCTTACTGTTGATTGGGAAGACGGTGGTAGTGATGTCCTTAGCGGTGCTGAAATACATAAGGTAATATTTGATAGTCAGATGCCTTGGATGCTTAGTGCAAATGGTACTATCTTTACAACAGAATTTGAAGGTGTTATTCCAGGTATCTTAAAGCGTTGGTATAGTGAACGTAAAGAACTACAAAAAATGCTAAAGAAAGCAAAGGATGCAGGAAATGCCGCAGAAATTGAATACTGGGACAAAAGACAGCTTGTTAAAAAAATTAATCTTAATAGTTTGTACGGCGCTATTCTTAATCCCGGGTGTCGTTTTTTCGATAAGCGTATTGGTCAGTCTACTACATTGACTGGACGTACTATTGTTAAACACATGAGTGCCGAAGTTAATAGAGTTATCACGGGCGAGTACGATCATGTCGGCGAAGCGATGATATACGGCGATACTGACTCGTGTTACTTTAGTGGGTATCCTACACTTAAAAATGAAATTGATGCAGGTAATTTGCCATGGGGCAAAGATAATGTAATTAAACTTTACGACCAAGTGTGCGAAGCAGCTAATGAAACATTTCCAGAATTTATGTTAACTGCATTCCACTGTCCAAAAAGTCGTAGCGATGTTATTGCAGCAGCTAGAGAAATTGTTGCACAATCTGGACTATACATTACTAAAAAACGTTATGCTGCATTAGTATATGACATAGAAGGCTTTAGAAGTGATACTGACGGGAAACCTGGCAAAGTTAAAGCAATGGGCTTAGACTTGCGTAGATCAGATACGCCAGTGTTCATGCAAGAATTCTTGAGTGAGATATTACTTAAAGTATTAACTGACGTTGATCAAGAAGACATCCTACAGCGTATTAGTGAATTTAGAAAAGAATTTAAAGATAGGCCAGGTTGGGAGAAAGGATCTCCCAAACGTGCAAATAAAATTGGTCATTATCGCCGCATGGAAGAGAAACAAGGTAAAGCAAACATGCCCGGGCACGTTCGAGCAAGTCTAAACTGGAATACACTAAAAGCAATGAACGGTGATAAGTACTCGCAAGAAATTGTAGACGGCATGAAAGTAATTGTCTGTAAATTAAAAAATAATTTGATGGGATATACAAGTGTTGCATATCCAACTGACGAGCTTCGTATACCAGAATGGTTTAAAGAGTTGCCTTTTGATGATGCTGCAATGGCTGAAACTATTATCGATAATAAACTTGATAACTTAATCGGAGTGCTAGACTATCCGCTAGAAGATACTAAACATGACAGTACAGTAAATGACTTTTTTAACTTTGGGTAATGTATTTAATGAAATATCTAAGTAGAGTTTTTATTGCATGGAGTATTTTTTGGAACACTGTTCTGTTTGGTGGTCGTAATAATCAGACTATTAGTGCAGGACAGTGGCACCGAAAGAAATCCGGTAAGTTTAACTTTGTTTGGATAATAGATACTATGTTTTGGTTAGAGCCAGATCACTGTCAAATTAGTTGGATTAAGTGGACTATTATAAACAATGCTATTAGTCATTATGACGATATAGCCCAGAACTATTATGTAGGACTTCATCCGCCTAGGATGCACAAACGGAGACGACGAAAATGAGAACAGGTTTTACTTGTAGTACATTTGATCTATTACATGCTGGACATGTGCAAATGTTACGAGAAGCAAAAGAACAATGTGATTATCTTATAGTAGGTTTACAAACAGATCCTAGTTTAGATAGACCAGAAAAAAACGCTCCAGTACAAACTGTTGTTGAACGTTACACACAGTTAAACGGAATAAGATATGTAGATGAAATAATTCCGTATAATAGTGAAAAAGATCTAGAAGATATCTTGACAATGTACACAATCCATGTTAGAATATTAGGAGAAGAATATAAAGATAAAACTTTCACAGGTAGAGCTATTTGTGCAAAGAGAGGCATAGAACTATATTTTAACAAACGCGATCATAGATTTAGCAGCAGTGATCTAAGAGAACGTGTAACACAACGAGGAATAAATGCCCAACGAAACTGACGTAACACTTACTGAACTAACACAAATTCTTTCTAATAGCGGCTTA